CAAGTTTCCTGCCGCGAAGGCTGTAAAGCAAATCGCTTAAGAAAAGATTGAAAGTCAATTCTTACAACGTTACATGCGCGACACTAAATCAACAGAATTTTCAAAGACCGAATTTCAAATTTGAATCTACCTGCCCAAGTCATCCTATTCTTGTTTTCTGAAAGTTTTATATAAAAACAACTCAACATTATGAACCACCACAACGCTCTTCTCCGATCTCTCAACATCAATCCCGAATCTGATATCAATCTTCACTATATTGACAACCCGTTTCGATCACTAGAAAGAACTGGTCAATTTCAACAAGTAAACGAATCAAATAAACTCGTCTACGAATTCATTGTCCGAACATTTCTTCACAAACATATGTACTCATATGAAATCGATACAATCCTCAATCAGTTCGCCCGATCCCCCATTTCACTTGATGCTCTCTACGAAGATACATTTAAGGCTCAACAACCTCGAGTCCGCTTAATGATCGACGACACACTTGAGAATGCTATCAATGCAATACAAGATGCCTTTCGACCCCGAAAGAAACTGTACCCTGTACATTTCGCAGATACCCGTTACTACCCATGGCCTCTCTCATCTAACATTGAATTACCCTATTCAAATGATAGACACGTAGAACAATATCTACTTCAACGTTTTAATAACAATGAAATCCCTAACAGAAAGACCAACTTCCACAATTTGTATAACTATGTTTTCGAAGACCTCAGACCGAAAATCCACTATATCAAAGAAGGATTCTGCTTCAACCACAATTTCTCGCAAGACTTCCTTTATCCCATGACTGCACACGTCCGACCCGGACTTGGCAAAGCCGTTCACGGCAACATGAAGATTAAGAATCGTCTCGTTTACGGTGTAAGCAAAACCCAACTCATTCCGGAGTGTATGTTCTCATACCCACTATTCCGTGAATACCTTGATGCTGGACTCTCTCCTCTTCTTTGGAACTATGAAACCTTAAACGGCGGATGGAACCGACTAAGATCCGAACTTCTTCCCAAACTACCACGTGCATATTTTATTTTCTCTGGTGACTGGTCACAATTTGACCATCGTGTACTATTTGAATTAATGAATATTATCCTTATCGCTGATATGTCATACTACAATTTCAAAGAATACCAACCAACTGAAGACTTTCCTTTCGCACCTGTTAACCCCGAAAAATTACAAAACCTATATATATGGCTCATATATGCAACCTTCTCCTCTCCACTCCTGATGCCCGACAACAAGCTAATAATGCGTGTTTTCGCAGCACTAGCCTCTGGCATGTTTCGCACCCAGTACCTTGACTCCAAAATCAATGGAATCATGTTACTAACCATCTTCAATGATGCTGGTTTCTCAATAGACACCAAGCACATGTTGAAGCTTATGGGCGACGACAACTTCGCCATAGTCTGGAAATGGCTCCCAGTCTCATCTCGTCAATCACTATTCGACTACCTTAGTGACCGAGCAATGTTACGATTTGGCGCTGTACTATCAGTAGACGCTTCCGAATTCCACGATTCTCTCGATTTCGTAGAACTCCTTGGCTACCGCAATTTTTGCGGACATGCATATCGTGACCCCTATAAACTGCTTGCTCAGTTGTACTTCCCCGAGTCCAACTCATTCAAGCTATCCTCACTAATGGCAAGAACCATTGGCATAACTTACGCCGATCTCGGCCGCAATCCTCGTCTCGAACGAGTTTGCCACGACATCCACGATTACTTGAAATCTCAAGGAATCGAACCACAACGTAAAACGCTAATACACATGTTCGACCGCAACGTCGTTCACTCACTTGACATTCAGACTGACCACTTCCCATCTCGACCCGAGATTCAGAAATTCTTAACCATTCCGAAATCCCGATCTCTTATAGATCAGGACCGGTACTGGCCGTCCCAATTCTTCATTCACCCTGAAGATATGGACCGCCGCCTAAGCGCATCGATGCGCAGGTTTAAGTTTTCGACTCGAATCAAGATCTAATCACAGCCTTATCCTGGCTCCTGACTAAAC